TAAATGGGACTTATAACAACACTAAAAAGGTGGTTTAACATGATTTTCAAAAAACAAGCCGAAGAGGACTTTAATATCCAGGCGGCAGAATTTCCAGGAATGGAATCACTGATTAACCGGTGCGCGAACATTTACAGGGGAGTACCGGAATGGCTAGATGAAAAGAATAACATCAAGACGATTAATTTTGCTAAATCTGTGTGTTCAGAGACAGCTCGGCTCGCAACACTGGCGATAGGCATTCAGATAGATGGTTCCGCAAGAGCTACGTGGCTACAGGAGCAGATAGACAAAGTATATTTCCAGATTCGGCACTGGGTAGAATACGGATGTGCTTATGGAACAGTATTTATCAAGCCAAACGGTGAGAGCCTTGACGTATTCACTCCGGCAGACGTGATGATTGTGGATTACGACAATCAGGAGATCAAAGGGATTATATTCAAGGACTCTTATACGGTTGGACGGAAATACTACACAAGGCTTGAATATCATAGATTTGTTGAGACAACAGTAGACGGAGTGACAACCTATCCGTACTATGTTTCAAACAGAGCCTATGTGTCAAAATCTCCTCAGTCAATCGGTGACAGAATCGACCTTAAACAGACCAAATGGGCTGGCCTCATGGCAGATACACCGCCGATACTCAAGGCGAACGGTGAGAAGCTGGACGGACCGTTGTACGGAGTACTGCGGACACCGCAGGCTAACAATGTGGATATTAGTACGCCACTGGGACTTCCAATATTTGCAGAAGCTATCGAAGAGCTGAAAGATCTCGACATTGCATACAGCCGTAATGCCGGAGAAATTTTTGATTCCCAGAAGATAGTTCTGGCAGATGATAGACTGCTGATGCCAAGCGGTACACCTGTAGCAGCCATGTCGCCACAGGGTATGGAGAACAGACGAAAAGAAATGAACTTACCGCACTTTGTCAAGAATGTATTTGGTGAAGGACAGGATACGTTCTATCAAGAAATCAATCCGCAACTCAACACAGATACCCGTATAAGCGGCATAAATGCCCTTTTAAGCCAGTTAGGATATAAGATCGGATTTTCTAACGGATACTTTGTTTTTAACGAATCTAGCGGCATTCAGACAGCTACAGGAGTGGAAGCGGAACAGCAGAGGACAGTGCAGTTCATAAAAGACGTTCGAGACAAACTGGAATCCTGTCTGGATGAAGTTATTTACGCATTGAACGTTTATGCTGACCTGTACGGACTTGCACCGGTTGGGGCTTATGAAGTCAATTATGATTTCGGAGACATTCTGTATGTGCGTGAAAATGACCGTGCAAGATGGTGGCAGTATGTGACCACTGGCAAGGTTCCGGCATGGTTGTATTTTGTAAAATTCGAGGGAATGACTGAGGAAGAAGCTAAAGCAATGGTTGAAGAAGCTCAGCCAGACGAACCAACTTTATTCGGAGAGGAGTAAAAAGATGGCAGATACGTTCAAGGGAATAATCACAGCAGATGGAAAAAAAAGAACGTTTGCAAGAGAAGGAATTACGCCAGAATACGTATCAGATAAAACCCTATCCGTAGACGGTGGCTTTGCTGATGCGAAAGCAACTGGTGACGTAGTTAAGTCACTAAAGGAATATTTAGGTGATATTGATTATATTGTATTTAAAGATAAAATAAATAAATTGACATTTAATTCTGAGGGTTCATCAAGCAATATAACTTTAAATGGTAATACAATAACATCAATAAATGCTACGAAGGAACAATACAAAGCCTTTATAAATACATCTCTGTTTGAAAAAGGTAAAAAATATATTGTTGTAATGAAATTCCAAAATGATAGTAACACCAATATAACAGCATATGCCAATGCTTTTTCATATGCGTTTCAGAAATCAATAGGAAAAATACAAGGTCTTGGAGTTGGAAAGTCTGAAACATCAGTAATGCCATATACTGCGCAATCAGATATTAGAGGATTTTCTATATATTCAGTTACTGAGAATGCATCATATACGGTTGATATTTATATTTATGATGTAACAGACAAAGATATCTCAAATATTGATTTTTCTGTTGGTGGAACAAAAATTAAAATTTTAAAATCTGATTTAGAAAAACCTTATTTGGGTAAAATATTATGCACCTATGGAGATAGCATTACTGCTCAACAGACATGGCAAGATTATGTTCAGCGAGAACTGGGATTTTCTAAATATTATAATCATGGTGTTGGAGGGAGACGTTTGATGGCAATGGCTACAGATGAATGTCTTGCCGAAATCACGGAAGATTTTGATATCATACTTGTTATGGGGGGGACAAATGATTGGGCACAAGATAGAACAATAGGCACAGAAAATGATATTAACACAGATGACCAAACATTTACTGGAACATTCTATGGTGGACTAAATGCTCTGATGAAAAAATTAACAACAAAATACCCAACAAAAAGAATCGTTTTTATGACACAAACACCAACAAAAAATAGCAATGGTGAAAACTTCTTTTTGAAAAAAGGTAGTGCTGATGGGCTAAAAAATTCTAATGGTAACACAACTAGAGATTTTGCAAAAGCGACTTTAAATGCATGTGGGAATAATCATATTCCATGTATTGATTTAAATAGCTTGGTTGGTTGGAACGAAAACAATATTTCATCGTTTGTATTAAATGAAAATGATATGTTTTTTCATCCAACATCTATTGGTGGCAAAAGAATGGCAGAATGTATTTGTGGTTATCTTGAAACTATAAAATCTATCTAATCAACTAAAGAAGGCTTTAATTAACCATCAAAATGGACAAAACATGTACTACGACTTTTATCGAAAGAGGTGATATGCTATACTTAGTCCAGAATATTTACGGCAAATTACAGAGGGTAGTGAGCAAATCGCCGAAGAACTACATCAGTATATCATCTCTGAAATCGTGTCGAGAATGATGGCAAGAATCGGCAGAGGTGAGGACTATATTCTGACTAATGCCGATGCGTGGAGAATCAGAACGCTACAGGAATCTGGTGAACTGTTAGAGGACATTCTGGCGGAACTATCCAGGTATACCAAACGCGAACAGCAGGAGCTTATTGGAGCGTTTGAAGATGCCGGAATCACTGCTATCGATTATGATGATAAGATATACAAGGCGGCAGGATTAAGCCCTGTACCGCTCGAACAGTCGCCAGCTATGATAAGACTCATGGAGCGAAATATGCTTGCGACTATGGGAGAGTGGAAGAACTTCACAAGAACGACTGCAAGTGCCGCTCAAAGGCTCTATATTGAGCAATGTGACCTTGCATATAACCATGTAATGACTGGAGCAGTTGGGTATACGCAAGCCATTAAAGAGGCAGTTAATAACGTTGTATCAGATGGTGTTACTGTCACATATCCATCTGGCAGAAAAGACACGATCGAAACAGCAGTAGCACGTTCTGTCAGAACTGGTGTGGCTCAGGCTGCGGGAGATATATCCCTAAAACGCATGGAAGAAATGAACTGGGATTTAATTCTGGTCAGTGCCCACATGGGAGCCAGAACAGGTGACGGCGGTGAGAACCCGGGAAATCACGCATGGTGGCAAGGAAAGATATACTCTCGTTCTGGCAAGAGTAAGAAATTTCCACCGTTCTCATTGACTGGATATGGAACAGCAAGCGGACTGTCAGGAATCAACTGTCGGCATAGCTTTGGGGCAAGTGATGGAGAATTTAATCCCTATACAGAACTATCGGCACAAGATAAGGCTAACAAAGGCAAACAGTACGAAAAAGAACAGCGGCAACGTGCTTATGAGCGAAGAATCCGCAAAACAAAGCGTGAAGTCCTTGGAATGCAAGCGGCGGTTGATAACTGCAAGGACGAACAGGCAAAATTCGCATTACAGCAAGACCTTGACCGGAAGTCTTATCTTTTGCAGAAACAAAATGCTGCATACAAGGATTACTGCAAGCAGAATGACATGAGAGAACTGCAAGACCGGCTCATGATTGCTAAGTGGAATCGTCAGAACGCCGCAAAAGCCAGAGGAGCAGCAAAGAGATATAAAACAGCAAAGGGGATTGACTGATGGATAGATGGGAATATTTCAATCCGAATCCTGTTAAGGATAAGAGAACAGGAGATTGCGTTGTCCGAGCAATATGCAAAGCAACCGGTTTTGACTGGGAAACAGTATTCGCCGGATTAATGGTACAGGCATGTACTCTGTCAGATATGCCATCAGCTAATTACGTTTGGGGAGCGTACCTCTACAAACATGGGTACAGACGCAAACTGATTGAGCAATCAGAACGGTATATCTATACAGTCAATGATTTTTGCGCAGATCATCAGACAGGCACATACATTCTCTGCATAGATGGTCATGTGGTGACAGTACAAGATGGTAAATATTATGATACATGGGATTCCGGAAATGAAGTCCCGGTATATTACTGGGAAAAGGAGTAGCAAATGAGCATATCAGAATTTGTACAGATTTTCCTTTCTATCTGCGGAGGGGTGTCTATTGTCGGAGGGGCGGCAGCCGTAATCTTTAAATGGATTACCCCGGCATTCCGACTTAATAAGCGAGTAGAGACACTGGAAGAACATGATAGACGAGATTATGAAAGTCTTCGGAGAATCGCAGAACGAGATTCATTGATTTTGGAAGTGCTATCAACCATGTTGGATAGTCAGATTAGTGGGAACAATGTAGAAGAATTAAAAAAAACAAAACAGAAGCTTACAAATTATCTTGCGCAGAATCAACGTTAGCATTAATAAGGGGTATGCTCATGAAATTATATGTGTTCACAAAGAAAGATATAGACAGGTTCTTGATAGAGTGTAATTTCACACCGGACGAAGAAAGACTGTTCCGGTTGAGATGCCAGGAGCGCACTCTTGAATACTGCGCTGAACAGATGAACGTGAGTATATCCACAGCAAAACGATTAAGCCGGAGGGTAAATAATAAAATAATCAAAGTATGCTGATACTTTTCAGATACTTATATGGGTCTTAGACGAACTGTCTAAGGCTCTTTTTTTATTTTAGAATATAATCAGAAAGGCGGTGTATAAGATGGCATTATATAACAATCCTTATCAATATAGTTTTGGCGTTCCTGGACAAATGAATCAGTTCCAGCAACAGCCTGTCCAGATTCCAGCTCAACCAGTACAGCAACCACAGCAGAATAATAGCGGTATTCTGTGGGTATCCGGCGAAGTCGGCGCAAAATCCTATCTGGTAGCACCTGGGACAAGCGTTTTACTGATGGATTCAGAGAGTGAAAAGTTCTACATAAAATCCACAGATGTATCCGGTATGCCACAGCCACTGCGGACATTTGAATACCACGAGGTGGGCTCTCAGATGCCGCCTAAACAGCCTGTTCAGAACATGGATAGTAAATACGTCACCAGACAGGAATATAACGATTTAAAGGGCAAATACGAAGCTATCATAAACCGATTAAATTCATTTTCTGATCCTGTCAGCGCTAATACCATACAGGAATCAGCGGCCAAAGGAGGAAATGCAGATGAGTAATCCATTATTTAACGCACTTGGCGGTGGGATGCCACAGGAAAATGGGCCAATGCAGATGATACAGCAGTTTATGCAGTTTAAACAGAATTTTAAGGGAGACCCGAAAGCAGAAGTTGAGAAGATGTTACAGTCTGGGAAGATTTCCCAACAGCAACTTAATCAGGTTCAGCAGATGGCAGGGCAATTCCAACACATGCTAAAAGGAATGAAATAGTACATTACAATCTGGCCAGATTGATGTAAATATACAAAAAGGAGATTATAACTATGGATGGAAATTATAGTTTAGCAGATATTGCCGCTGCTACTGGAAACGGTAGAAATAATGACGGCATGTTTGGTGGAGATGGTAGCTGGTGGATTATTGTTTTATTCATTTTTGCTTTCTTCGGATGGGGAAACAACGGCTGGGGCAATAATGGAAACGGCGGAGGATATGTAGCTACAGCAGCTACTCAGGCAGATATTCAGAGAGGATTCGACAATTCCGCTGTGATTAGCAAACTTGACGGGATCAATAACGGTCTCTGTGACGGATTCTATTCAATGAACAATGGTATGCTTACCGGATTCAACGGAATCAACACAAACATCATGCAGACTGGTTTCGGCATTCAGCAGGCTATTAACGCTGACACTGTAGCAAATATGCAGAATACCAATGCACTCCAGGCACAGCTTGCGAACTGTTGCTGCGAAACCAGAGAAGCAATTCAGGGCGTAAACTACAATATGGCGCAGAACACCTGTGCATTGCAGAACACCATGAACAGCAATACAAGAGATATCATTGACAGCCAGAACGCTGGAACAAGAGCGATTCTTGACTATCTCTGCAATGAAAAGATTTCTAACCTTCAGGCTGAAAACAATGACCTCAGACGTGCCGCTTCTCAGGATCGCCAGTCTGCACTTCTCACAACTGCAATGGCTTCTCAGACACAGCAGCTCATTAATGCAATCAATCCAGCACCGATTCCGGCATATCAGGTTCCTAATCCGAACACATATTACGGATGCGGATGCAACACCGGATGTAATTGCTGATAACTTCATATTGAGAGTATCTTTCGATTGATTTCGAATGTCGGCTTATGCCGTATTACACATAGGGGCAGGCCAAAAACCTGCCCTTTTGTGATATGAAAGGAGTATTTTTATGGCAGAATTTACAAATGTAGCTGCTCAGACTGTAGCAGCAAATGGAAACGTAGTATTTTCAAATACAGCAGTTAAAGGTTCTAACTGCATTCAGCACAGAGAGGGAAGCGGAATTATTACGCTGAGAGGACTGACTAATCAGTGTAAAGCGAGATTCTTCGTGGATTTTTCTGGTAATATCGCAATTCCAACAGGCGGCACTGTCGGAGCTATTTCTCTGGCTATTGCAATCTCTGGCGAACCGGTTCTTTCTTCTCAGATGATTTCCACACCGGCAGCAGTAGACCAGTACAACAATGTGTCCTCTGGTATCTATATTGATGTACCTCGCGGATGTTGCGTTAATATCGCAGTAGAGAACACAAGCGATCAGGCTATTTCTGTTGCGAACGCAAACATTGTTGTAACCAGAGAAGCGTAGGAGGTGTGATTATGAGAGATATTAAAGACTTATGCGCAAGAATTGAGGATGAACTGTCCAAAATCGCTGATAATGGATTGACCACTGGAACTCTGGAAGTGACATACAAGCTGATTGATATGTACAAAGACATAAAGAACACGCAGTACTGGGATAAGAAAGTAGAGTACTACAACACTGTCCTTGATGAGATGCGTGGTGGCTACAATGACGATTACAGCGAACGTGGAAGAAAGCGCGACAGCATGGGGAGATATAGCTCAAATGACGGCAGAATGATGCCAGATTACGACAGAGGTAGTTCTTATGCCAGACGGGGTGAGCATTATGTCAGAGGGCATTACAGCCGTTCTGATGGACGAGATGCTTATGACGATTACATGACGCAGAAACAGAGCTATCGTTCCGGCAAATCTGAGGACTGTAAGAGAAAGATGCTTGCTGCTCTGGAAGAACATCTGGACGAACTCACTACAGAAATGAGTGATATGTCCAAGGACGCAGAGTGCCGGGAGGAACGTGATCTTGTTAAAAGATACGTGGAAAAACTCCGTGATATGCTCTAATTGGCTAAAACATGTACCACAACTTTTTGAAGGTTCTGTGATACAATATATTCGTAGGGAAGATTTGTAAGCAGAAATGCTTGACATAGACATTTTTATTGCTTTCCTCCTTTCTTTAAGCAGATGCGTGTCCTTAATAGAAACAGGTTCGGGGTGGAATCTGGAGGTTGAAAAGCGGATGCAATTTCCGACACGTATCATTGCCGCTAGTGCATGGCGGCATATCTCCTTGTGAGCATATAACTGAACAGTGGAATTCAACTCGTGCAGAGGTGCACGACCGTATAGGCGGTGTTGACGTAGCCCGAAACGTCTCGTGTTTAGGCATAGCACGTTAAATACCTTGCTAACCCGGGAATCCGGGTTATGTGGAATGTACGTTAATGGTAGACTGACAGGGTCGCGCCCTGGGTTCCGGTTCGATTCCGGGCGTTCCATTATAGGTTTATCCTTATCCTGTGGACTGGAATTTAATTCAAATAGTCCCGAAAAGGTGTCTTCTGGGAAAGCAGTAACGATTGGCGGTGTTACGGCGGACTGTAAATCCGTCCCCTCGTGGTAAACATTGTAGGTTCAATTCCTATCTTTCCCATTGTTTGGAGACTGAAAGTTTGGTGGTAGGAAAAGCACAGGGCAGTGTGCAGGAATGTATAACCGAGTTCCGAATGTATACTGTCTATCGGTGATATAGTGACTTCCTCTAGTAGTCAATAAGTGAACGTGCTGAAATGGTTCTTCCAAACATGTACATCGCAGGATGGAGAAGCAGAATCTCACAAGGTTCATACCCTTGAGAACGGCGGTTCGAATCCGTCTCCTGCAATTTCAAACATGATTAACTCAGTGCAGATAGATTTTCAGTCTAGCTGAGATACAGGGTTATGTAAGATAGAGTAGTTCGGGATACTGGACTATCCGCCATCTTTTTAGCAGAAGTGATTCTGTTAGAGGAGGAAGAAACTTCCAACGCACCTTGTAGTGTATCATCATAAAGAGACCAAAAGCAGAATCCTTGTGGTCGGCGTACAATAGACGCTTGCTGTGCAAGAATAATCCGTTGATGTGAGTGGTGTGAGAGACCACAGACTAAACGGAAATCTCGTTAAGCTGATTTGCCTTGAACCTGAGAAATTAGGGTATAACACAAGAGATTCGTTAAAGTAGCGGTATGGCAATTCATAGAAAAAAAATTTTCCTGCTATGAAAAACATTTTCTGAAAGAACCGTGAAATTTGTGGGTGACACTCCCATGTGTGCTTTGACCGCGGTAAGAAGCTCAGGGTCGCTCCCGAAAGCTCAGACTTATCGTCACAGTGGCTGAATATGGTTGCAAGTATGGTGAATAAGGAGAAATCCTAATCGTGGTTGAATATGGTGCATTGCTGTAGTGGTAGCAGAATAGGTTGCTAACCTATCCAACAGAAATGTTGCACACGTTCGAATCGTGTATGCACCGTTACCTTGCCAGTGGTCTAACTGGCTTAATCCACTTACCTGCGGCGGCAGGTCAATAAACACGACCAGGAGGATGTATATGCAGAAACTTATTGACACATTAAAATCATTTGGAATCGAGATCCCGGAAGATAAACAGGCAGATGTGAAGAAAGCACTCTCTGAGCATTATAAGAATGCAAAAGAAGTTGCGAAAACTCTGTCAAAAGTTGAGGGAGAACGTGATGACTGGAAAGAACGCGCTGAGACAGCAGAGGAAACCTTAAAAGGCTTTGACGGTATCGACCCGGCGAACATTCAGACAGAGCTTGCTGGATGGAAGAAAAAAGCGGAGGACGCAGAGAAAGAATTCAATGCGAAAATCTATGACCGCGATTTTTCAGATGCGCTTAAAACAGCACTTGATGATGTTAAGTTTTCCAGTGAAGCTGCAAAGAAATCAGTTATGGCAGACATCAAGGAAGCAGGATTGAAGCTGAAAGACGGTAAAATCCTTGGGCTGAATGATCTAATTGAACAGATGAAGCAGTCTGACGCGTCTGCTTTTGTGGATGAATCTCAGCAACAGGCTCAGCAGAACCAGGCAAGATTTACCACTCACGTTGGGCAGCAGCAGACACCGGGAACCATGACAAAGAAAGATATCGAAGCAATCAAAGACCCATCCGAAAGGCAGGCTGCAATTGCTCAGAATATCCAGTTATTCCAGTGATTTTTTTACACCGACTATACGCCAGAGTATAGCCGCTAACCCAATACCTTAATAATTATGGGTAGAAAGGATTTTTTATATGGCAGCAAAAGCTAATCTTATTATGACAAATGATATTCATGTCACAGCACGTGAGATTGACTTTGTTACCAGATTCGAAAGAAACTGGCAGCACTTACGTGATATTCTGGGTATCATGAGACCTATCAAAAAGCAGCCGGGTGCTGTACTCAAGTCCAAATACGCAGAGGGTATTTTACAGAGCGGAAAAGTTGGTGAGGGTGAGGAAATCCCTTACAGCAAATTCGTTGTAAAAGAAAAGGACTATGCGGAAATGACCATTGAGAAGTACGCAAAGGCTGTATCTATCGAAGCAATCAAGGATCACGGTTACGAGAACGCCGTTCAGATGACTGATGATGAATTCCTTTTCCAGCTTCAGACTGATGTTACCGGCAGATTCTATGATTATCTGAAAACCGGTACACTTACTTCCACAGAAACAACATTCCAGATGGCTTTGGCAATGGCCAAAGGCCGTGTAGAAAACAAATTCAAACAGATGCACAGAAATGTGACTGGTGTTGTTGGATTCGTGAACATTCTGGACGTATATGAATATCTCGGAGCGGCTGAGATTACTATTCAGAACCAGTTCGGCTTCCAGTACATGAAGGATTTCATGGGATTCAAAACTATCTTTCTGTTATCTGACAGCGAGATTCCAAGAGGGCAGGTTATTGCAACTCCTGTTGAGAACATCGTACTTTACTATGTTGACCCGAATGAATCTGACTTTGCAAGAGCTGGTCTGGTGTATACCGTATCTGGCGAGACAAACCTGATCGGATTCCATACACAGGGTAACTACCACACAGCAGTGTCCGAAGCGTTCGCAGTTATGGGACTTACTCTTTTTGCGGAGTACATTGATGCAATCGCAGTAATTACCATTGATGAAACACCGACCCTCGGTACCCTGACAGTAACATCTGCAGCTGGAACAGCAACTGGTGATACGAAAATCACTGTAAATCCGGCTAAGGAAAATGCTAACAACGTATATAAATACAAAGTTGCAACAGACGCAGTAACTGTTGGATATGGACAGAACCTCAGAAACTGGACTTCTTGGGACGGAAAAGCTGACGTTAAGGCAACAACCGGACAGAAGATCACAGTGGTTGAATGTGATGGAACATACAAAGCACTGAATGCCGGAAGCGCAAGCGTAACAGCAAAATGATGATCGATTAGGAGGTAACTGGCATGGCGTATGCAGATTATAAATTCTATACAGAATCATTCGGCAATGTCGTGCCAGAAGCCGACTTTCCACGACTGGCAGAAAGAGCCAGTGATTTCGTGGACACAATGACATTTGACAGACTGGTGGACGGACTGCCGACAAATGAACGCTCACAGAAACGCATCAAAAAGGCGGTCTGTTCATTGGCTGAATTAATGTATCAGATTGAGCTTGCTGAAAAGAATGCTGCCAATGCCGCCGCTAGTGGAGCATCAACCACAATCGGGTCCGGTGGTAGCGCTACAGGCGTTGTAACATCTGTATCATCTGGCAGTGAATCCATCTCTTATGCCACACCTCAGCAGATTGGATCGAGTGCAAAGGAATGGAGTGCGGTGTATGCCGCCGCCGGAGATGTGCAGAAAACGAACGACTTACTTCTTAAGACGGCTTTACCGCTTCTGATGGGAGTAAGGACGGATGATGGAATACCAGTATTATATGCGGGGGTGTGAGTATGAAATGCAGACAATGCGGGAAAGAACTTAAACCACATTGGAGTACAGATATTTGTCTTGAGTGCTCAAGAGAAAATATGAAAAAGATATTTAGAGAAAACCCCGAAGTGAAACAGGCATTCCATGAAACTATTGAAGAACTTAAAAAGCCTGAAAATATTGAGAAAATGGCTAAAAATACAGCTAATTTTATGAATGCTGTTCAGGCGTTAAGGGGTGATAAATGATGGACATTTCAACACTTGGCTCATGTATAGCAATCGTTATGATCTGCTACATCGTAGGAATGGGCTGTAAAGCATCAAAAAGAATCTCTGATGAATGGATTCCAGTAATCATGGCGGTTATTGGCGGAATTCTTGGAGCGGTCGGGATGGGAGTTATTCCGGATTTTCCGGCAACGGATTATATCACGGCGGTTGCAGTCGGTATGTTTAATGGATTGTCAGCCACTGGCGTGAATCAGGTTATTAAGCAGACAGTGCAGAAAGAATAATTAAGGAGAGGGTATCATGTACGAAAAAACAGTGACGATTTTCAACTATTACGAAAGTGCCACAACAAGAGATGCGTACTGGTATCCTCATGTTTTATCCGGCGTTGACCTCATTACGGACAAGGGAGCAATCCTCAAGAAGTACGGACCAGACGCAACAGACAACGCACAGTTACACGTGCGTTATACTGTCCAGAATGGCGATATAACCATTGCTGACAAGAATGGTAAGATTCTCCCATATGTACCGCCTAAAGAGTGGAAAAGGCAGATTAACAACGCTCTGGAGGATACGATTACATTCTCAGATGAATCGTTCTTCTGGGAGGGTGAGTGGACTGGTGGAACAGTAACCGAAAGTGATTACCGAAATGGATTCTATCAGTACATGAACGAGAACAAGGATAACGTGTTCAAGATTACCAGTGTGGGCGGTCCGTATACGCTAATTCCGCATTTTGAGATTCTGGGTAAGTAATATGAGTAAGATTCATCATTTTAAAGGATTCTCTGTAGTTGACGGAGATATGAAAATCAAGCTGAATATGGACAGATTTTCCAGACAGTATCAAGAAGCTCAGTATCTCCTTGATGGGATGGTAATGGACAGCATGGTTCCGTTTATGCCGATGATTTCAGGAGACTTTATCAATAAGACAAGGGCAAGAAGCTCCTCTATGCAAGGCACAGGCTTTGTTTGTGCGGCGGCAGAGCCTTATGGCAGATTCCTCTATATGGGAAAAACGATGGTGGACGAGCTGACCGGAAGTCCTTACGCTCGGCAGTATGCGAAGAAAGTCCTTGTCAGTCAGTTCTCTGGTCAGACAGCCGCAAAGGAAAATCTTGAATACACCAAACAGGCTCACCCACGGGCACAGGCAAAGTGGTTTGACGCCGCTAAACGGCAATACGGCAGTACATGGATTCGCAAAGTAAAAGCACAGGCAGGAGGTGGCAGACATGGCAGATAAACCTATCGGAAAAGATGCAACTGGATATGAGATTCTGACAGATGCCATGAAAGCACTTCTGAACCAGTATCCGGGACTGCACGATAATGAAACAATCAAATTTGAGGAACTCGGCAAGGAATCAGGAATCGCATTCTCGGCAGACAACGGGGCGTTGGTCTATTCAGAAAAAGAAGATGTTTGCGGAATAATGCACCAAATTTGTCAGTACCCATTTTATGTAGTGTACCGAACAGCATCCGACAAGGAACGGCAGAAGTTATCTGTTCAGAAGTTCCTGGATAATCTTGGTAAATGGATATGTCGAGAACCAGTTATCATAAATGGCTCTGAGACACGCTTAAATGCTTTTCCAGAGCTTTCTCAAGGAAGAGTGATAAAACGTATAACCCGTGATAATTCCTATGGTTTAGAGCCGCAGGAGAGTGGTGTACAGGACTGGTTATTGCCATTATCGGTACGCTACGAAAACACTTATGAAGTAATATAACGAGTAACAACCGGCTATCAGTTGGAGATAGTCGCTAACCTACACAGCCTTTTAAAAGTTATAGGCAGAAAGGACATTTCTATGGCAGTTACAGGCAAGATTGACCGTAAATATATGGCTCATTACATTGACGCAGGTTCCCTCTGCGGAGGGCTGACGCCGAAATATGAGCGTCTTGGAAAGGATCTGGAAGAGTACAACATCGAACTCAACCCGGATACCGAAACATCTAAAAACATTCTTGGAGAATCCACATTTAAGCATAATGGCTATGAGGTATCTTCTGATGCTGATCCGTTCTATGCGGATACCACATCTGACTTGTTCGGAGCATTACAGAAGATTGTAGACGGACGCCTCAAAGACGATAGCCTCAAGACAAAAGCAGTTGAAGTTCATCTCTGGACAGAAGCCACAGCAGGCAAGTATGAAGCATACCAGCAGGATTGCTACGTTGTGCCGACATCCTACGGTGGAGACACATCTGGCTATCAGATTCCATTTACTGTCAACTATGTTGGCGAACGTGTAAAAGGAAAATTTGATATCAGTTCCGGTACATTCACAGCTGACAGTGAATAAGCACATACACAAGGAGGATATGCTAAATGGCAAAAGTAATTAATACCAAAATTGATGATGGAATTTTTACATTCACGTTTACCAACAACGAAGACGAAGTTTTTTCTTCTTTCAAGCTTAACCCGACTGATATCAATGTAGCAGCACGTGCGGAGGAACTGGGAGAGTACTTTGACCAGCTTAAAAATTCTATTCAAAAAGTCACATCTGGTAAGGAAGTGGCAGAACTGAACAAACAGATCGAAGACAAAATCAACTATCTGCTCGGATATGAAGCATCAAAAGACCTGTTCAAGGAGCCGATCACAGCGACTACTGTATTCGGCAATGGTCAGGTATTCGCCTACATCGTACTTGACAAGATCGCAGAAGCAATCGCACCGGAAATCGAAAAGAGAAAAAAGAAAATGCAGACGGCAGTCAATAAGTACGTGGAGAAATATACAAAATGACCGCCTATGAGCTACCCACCTCACTGAACATAAGTGGGGTGGATTTTTCTATCAGAACGGATTTTCGAAAAATAATAGGCATATTAATCGCTCTTGGAAATCCGGATTTTAGCAATGAAGCGAAAGCAATAATTGCTGTTCAGATAATGTACGAAAAATGGTGGGAGATACCAGAAGAAAATTTAAGCGAAGCTCTTCAAAAAGCTTATGAGTTCATCGACTGCGGGCAGTCTGACGATAATCCAAACCGCCCAAAGCCCCGTTTGATGGATTGGGAACAGGATGGAGACATGATTGTCCCGGCGGTAAACAAGGTTGCCGGTAAAGAAATCAGAGCAGTGCCTTATATGCACTGGTGGACGTTTTTTGGATATTTTATGGAATCTGGCGAATGTCTTTTTAATACCGTAGTTGGAATTCGTTCAAAAAAGGCAAAGGGCGAAAAGCTCGATAAATGGGAAAAGAAATTCTATCAGGAAAATAAGAACATTATTGATATAAAAACACGTCTCAGCGAAGAGGAGCAAGCGTACAAGGATGCGCTGAATGAGATGTTAAACCTCAAATAGTTAGGAGGTGGACACATGGCTGCTGATGGCTCAGTCATTATTGATACCAGATTAGACACAACCGGTGTCCAAAAAGGTGTATCAGCGATTAAACAGTCATTCGACGGGCTTGGAAGCACAGTAAAAAAAATAGGACTACTTATCGGCGGAGTATTTGCTGTCGGTAAACTAGTACAGTTTGGAAAAGAATGCGTTGCCCTTGGCTCAGATCTCGCAGAAGTGCAGAACGTGGTCAATGTTACATTTACAACCATGTCTGACAAAGTAAATGAATTCGCAAAGAACGCCATGACTTCTGCCGGATTATCTGAAACTATGGCAAAAAGGTATGTCGGCACGTTCGGAGCAATGTCTAAGTCGTTCGGATTTTCAGAATCACAGGCTTACGACATGTCAACGGCCCTGACACAGCTGACTGGTGATGTGGCATCATTCTACAACATCAGTCAGGACTTGGCTTATATCAAACTGAAACCAGTGTTTACGGGTGAAACGGAAACATTAAAAGACTTGGGTTAACAATTAGCTCCCTTACACAGCAATGTGTATTGAATAACATGGTGAACGAAGAAATCTTCGGTGTGTTGCTTTATGAGCAATGCTAACGGTAAAAGCCTAAAATTATTTAAAAAACTTGTGGTTATGACACCTGTATGATATAATATTTATAGGAGGTGATTTCCATGAGTGAAGAAATTTGGAAAGATATTAAAGGCTATGAGGGTCTGTATCAAGTAAGTAATCTGGGAAGAATAAAAAGCCTTGAGCGTAGATGCAAGGCAAGATGGTATACAAGAAAAGTACCAGAGAAAATTCATTCTCCTGCGCTTGATACTTACGGCTATCCAATAGTCTCTTTGCACAAAGACGGCAAAAAGAAAACAATTACAATTCATAAATTGGTTGCAAATGCTTTTCTTGAAAAGCCGGACGGTTGCAATTCCATTAATCACATTGACGAAAACAAACAGAATAATTGCGTTGAAAATCTTGAATGGTGTACTGTTCAGGAAAACAATGCTTACGGAACGAGAGTAGAACGGCTAAGAAAAACTCAGCAAAGAGCTATTCTACAATGTGATTTAGATGGAAATGTAATTAGAGAATGGGAGGGGATGAACTTCCTTTGCAGAGAAACAGGATATGATCAAGGTTTAATATCTAAAGTATGCAATAATGTTTACAGACATCGTACTGCATATGGATTCAAATGGAAATTTAAATAATTATGGTAATACCGTGCTAAGCATCGAAGAGTCTCAATAAGAGGCTCTTTTTTGATGAAAGTGTAACGACTATTCCGTAAGGAAGTAGGTTTAGGGTGAAATTCCCTATTCCGAAGTGCCATGCATCCTATTTGGATGAAGAGATAGTCTACTCCCCTAATAAATATCGGGAAACCGAGGGTATAAAGGGTCGTTATGACACAAAGTGCACTTGACCAATATGCACTTGCAAATGGCTACGGCAAGACCACATCTGCAATGACTGAACAGGAGAAAGTTGCTCTCCGCTTTGCTTTTGTGCAGGAACAGTTATCAGCCGCATCTGGCGACTTCATCCGTACTTCAGACAGTTGGGCGAACCAGGTGCGAGTGATGCAGTTGCAGTTGCAGTCCCTCAAGGCAACAGTCGGACAAGGGCTGATTAATATTTTCACGCCTGTTCTGAAAGTGATCAATATTCTTCTCGGCAAACTGGCGACTCTGGCAAACGCATTTAAGTCATTCACGGAGCTTATTACTGGCAAGAAATCTTCCGGTCAAACGAGCGGAAGTGGAGCGGGTCTTGCCGGAACAGACGCGATCGCAGATACAGCGGACCAGTATGGACAGGCGGCAGATAATGCAAAGAAACTGGCTGATGCCACGAACGACAATGCAAAAGCAACAAAAAAAGCGAATAAAGTAACAAAAAACTATCTTTCGTCACTTGATGAAGTTCACAAAGTCACATCTACTGGCAGCAATTCATCTTCCACACCATCTTCATCTGGTGGAAGTGGTGGAGCAGGTAACAGCGGTCTTCCGAGTTCAGTTGGTAATGTGGACTATGGAAATCTCGCAGAAGGTGAAACCGCGCTTGATAAAATTAGCGATTCCGCAAAAAAACTTGCTGATCTTCTCAAAAAACTCTGGAAGCCATTCCAGGACGCATGGAAAAAAGAGGGTAAGAATACCATTGACGCGGCAAACATTGCCTTGTCGGGAATTGGAAAGCTCGCCAAGAGTGTAGGTAAAAGCCTTGTAGAGGTCTGGACAAATGGCACAGGCACAACAATGCTCACGACCATGCTTAAGATTGCCCAGAACGTGCTTAAGACCGTTGGGAACATTGCTTCCGGTTTCGCTGACGCGTGGAGCAAAAACAACGTCGGAACGCAGATTATACAGAATATCGCAGATGCTCTTGTGGTGGTCATGCAGTTTGTTGAGAAGATTGCAGAGGATACAGCGACATGGGCGGCGAACTTGGACTTCTATCCGTTGTTGGAATCTATTAGTAATCTAACAAGCACATTTGCGCCAATTCTGGAATCGATTGGAAATGTTCTTGAATGGATTTACAACAATATCGTTCTTCCGATGCTTAAATGGGTGATTGAAGTAGGACTTCCGACAGTGATCAATCTGGTATCGGATTTGGCTGGATTCTTTGCGGATCATCAAACAATTATTGAAGCATTCGGCGCAGCTCTAATCGGAGCGTTCGCGGCGGCGAAAATTGCAGGGCTAGCGTCAAGAATAGCAGGAAGTATAACGACAGTAGCGAGTTTTATAAAAGGCCTTATTGCACTTATGACTGGTTCTAGCGGCATTATGGGAGGAATTAAAGCTATTGCAACGGCTATCGGACCGGGCGGAATTTTTATAGCAGCAATAACGGCTTGCATTGCAATTGGCGTATTACTGTACAAAAACTGGGACAAGATTAAAGAAGTTGCAGGGGAAGTATGGGATTGGATTAAAAATAAAACATCAACATTTGTCAACGCTATAAGCTCTAGTCTTAAGAATCTCGCATCTAAAATTGTGACGATTTGGGATAATGTCAAATCCAGCGCATATCAAAAATGGACTGCAATTTGGTCAACAGTAGGAAATCTTGTTGAGAGAATTAAAAACGGTATAGTGGAAAAATTTACATCAGCCAAAAATAAGGTTGTCGATATATTTGGCGGAATTAAAGATACCATTCGAAAAATATTGAACAAGGTCATTGGCATTGTAAATAGCGCAATTGGAACTGTCAACAGTGCGATTGGTGGAATTGAATCTGCATTTTCTTTTGGCCCGTGGGAAGTGCCTACACCGTTCGGAAAGAAAACAATCGGATTTAGTGCAACATTTCCGCGAGTTCCAACTATTCCATATCTTGCAAAAGGTGCAGTTATTCCACCAAGAAGCGAATTTCTGGCTGTCCTTGGAGACCAGAAACAGGGTAATAACATTGAAACACCAGAAGCACTGCTCAGAAAAATTGTTCGTGAGGAAACTGGTGGACATCAGAGTAACGGAAATTATCGTTTTACCGCTCAGATCAATCGCAGAACAGTATTTGATGAAATTATCGAAGAAGCAAAGTTAAGACAAAATACAAGCGGCAGAAACCCGTTTGAACTGGCATAGGAGGTGAGCGCATGGCGTCTATATTATTGAGCAAATCTATAACGGATAGATATAAAATAAATGGCAAGCGCATGCCTCAGCCAGATAAGGATATGGCGTGTAATTTTGAAACAACTTACTCTGAAGGAAGCAACCGCACACAATTCGGAAAAGCCATATTGGTTCCATTGTTTACAGTTATTCAGTATAGCTATGAGGCTAGCAATATACCGGTAGATGAAGCAAAAGAACTCATAAACGCAATAATACATGGGAAACCTTTTGATTTATATCATTATTCCATCAGACACCATGATTGGCGTACAGAATCATTTTATGTTGGCAAAGGTTCTTTCAATCTGGCTTCCGCTGCGCCTGGTGAGGAGTATTATTCGAAAATAACTTGCAACATGACGGGGGTGAATCCACTTGATTAATGTATCAGACGCATTTAAGCAAAAGTTACAGGACGGAACGAAAGTCTGGCAGGAAGTGAAAATCACCTTTCCTGGCGGAACTGTAAAAACCGTAAAAGATGAAATTATGGGTGAAAACTGCACTTTTTCTGATTGTGCAGAAAGTAGCAGCTTTCCGATTGGCTGCGTTGTTTGTAAATCCATGACATTGGAGTTGGACAACACTTCTGATCAGTGGAAAAACTATAATTTCTACATGGCAAAAGTTCATGCGTATCTTAAAATGCAGACCTCTGTAGCAAGTCCGGCTGCAACAGATGAATTGCTGGATGAAAACTATGAGCCAATTCTTGACCAGAGTGGCGGTGCGATTCTGGCAACAAAAGCAGCGACAGAAGACAGAGTCGAAACCATTGATAAAGGTATTTATACAATTACGACACCAGAACAATATGGCGAAATCCTTAGCTTTACCGCTTTGGACGATATGTATAAAACGAACGCAACTTATATATCTCATCTGGTTCTGCCACAGTCAATAGAGACTCTTGTTAGAGATGCGTGTGAGACTCTTGGTATTCCGTCAGAAGTCTCCATGGCTCATGGAAATCTGATCGTGTCAGAGATTCCGGAAAACATGACGTTTCGTCAGTTGTTCGGATGGGCAGCAATGCTTGAGACTGCGAACGCTCGCCTGGACAGCAGAGGATACTTGCGATTTATCAGATGGGATTTTTCCAATACACAAGAAGATTACAACGCAGTAGTGGACGCTGATGGAAATGTAACATTTAAAGGCGGCGCAAGTATTGACTCAGAAAGTTTTATCAGTCCGACAGGGAACTGGACAATTGATAGTGATGGATTCTTGACACTGATCGAATCAGCAGCTGACACATCCGAAAAGCTCAAAGACTTTTTTACAAGTCCAACCGTTTCTAGTGATGATATTGTGATTACTGGAATCAAGCTAAAAAATAGAGAAAATGAAGCCATGTACGGAAGCACAGGATATGTTCTTGAATTGGAGAACGACCTTGTTGCGGATTCGGACTTGGACACGGTAGCTGCTCAAATCGGTGATTCCATAATTGGAGCTAAATTCCGTAACATGTCGGGAGAACTTGCGTATAATCCGCTCATTGAGTTTGGAGATATGGCATATACTTACGACCGCAGATGGAATAGATATATAACTCCACTGACGGACGTTTCTTGTTCCGTTAATGGAAAGACTACTGTAAAAACTCAAGCCGACGACCCTATCAGAGGGCAGAGCAAATTCCAGTCAGAATCCACTAAGGCAATCGTAGAAGCAAGGCGGCTTGTAAAAAAAGAAAAAACGGCCAGAGAAAAAGCAGTAGAGAAATTAGAAGAAACCTTAAAAAATTCTTCTGGATTATATGAAACATCAGTCGCACAGGAAGATGGCAGTACTATTACATATCTGCATGACAAGCCTACACTTGCAGAATCAAAAAATGTAATTAAATTCACAGCAGAAGCCATTGGCGTATCCAATGATGGTGGCAAAACATATCCTTACGGTTTCTTTCTGACAGGCGATTTGATAGCAAAAATTCTGTACGCACATGGTATCAATGCTGATTATATTGACACAGGCGCACTGACTGTCAGAGATAGCGATGGAAACATAATCTTCCAAGTTGATATGGATACCAAAAAAGTAATCATCAGCGGAGATCATGTACAGATTGGTGGAAAGACGGCTACAAAAGCTATATCTGATAGCTTGGCAGAGAGCAAAGCATATTCGGATGGTAAACTTGCGGATTATGCAAATACTGTAACCTATTCGCTTTCCGGCTTACAAGCACAGATAGATGGACAGATTGAGTCCTTCTTTTATGATTACGAACCGTCTTTGCAGAACAAACCGGCTTCTGAATGGACAAGCACAGAAGAACGCAAAAAGCACGAAGGTGATCTTTTTTACTGGAAGAGCACTGGCTACGCGTATCGGTTTATGCAGGACGGTGCAACATGGAAATGGCAGATGATTCAAGACAACGACATTTCCAAAGCACTTGCACAAGCTGAGAAAGCGCAAGATACCGCAGACGGCAAGAGAAGGACGTTTGTTATACAGCCTTCACCGCCGTATGATATCGGAGATTTATGGTCTCAAGACGGTGGAGATATCCTCACTTGTGTTGTAGCAAGAGCAAAAGGAAGTGTGTATGCGTCATCTGACTGGAAGAAACTGAATAAATATACCGATGATACCACAGCAAACAAAGCTCTTGAAGCAGCAGCTCTTGCTAAAAACATGACTTTGCAGCTATCAAACGAAATGCAGACGATTACGGCTGATGCAGATGGCAATATCGCAGTATTTCCACAGGTATCTACCAAAGCTACTGTAATGTATGGCTCATCGGATATTACAGACGATTGTAGTTATACAATCACAAAATCCGACAGTATCACAGGCTCTTGGAGTGATGCAACACATATCTACAATGTTACTGGGCTATCGGCAGACAATGGATGGATAGACATCAGAGCAACATATCTCAGTAATCTGGCAGTAACAAAAAGATTCACGATTTCTAAGCAGAAAAAGGGCGAAGATGGAAAAGATGGTGAACCTGGTAGAACATACATGGTTGAGCCATCATGTAACGTCTTGAAACGTGGCTCTGACAAGACAATTAGTCCAAACTTTATAACATTTAAAGCGTATTATCGTGACGGAAAGTCAGCTACTAGAGTGCCTTATAAAGGCAGATTCGTTGTTGAAGAGACTGCTGACGGAAACACTTGGAATACCATTTATACTAGTTCAACCGATGAGGATACCGTGACACACTATTTGTATTCTATTTTGACAAATGGATCTGGTCAGACAGTAGCAAGTTCTACTGGTTCAACTGTCGGTATTCCAAGAGATGTGACAAATGTTAGATGTAAATTATATGCATCCGGTGGTACTACGACATTGATGGATATGCAGAGCGTGGCGGTCGTTATTGATATAGACAATTTGACGCAGGAGCAAATAGTTAGCATTCTGACTAATGACGGGGCTTGGAAGGGATTATATTATAGCAATGGGCGTCTCTACGTCAGCCTTGATGCTCTTCTTGGTGGAACAGTTACCTTGGGCGGCAAAAAGAATGGGAACGGTTATCTGAAAATTAAAGATGCCAGCAATGCTGTTAAAGGATTAATTGATCGCTCTGGATATACTGTATTTACAAGCTACGAAGAAAATTCAAAATACATGAAATATACAGGTGTACAGTTTTCAAGCGATGGAATATTCCCTGTTGATATCAAGAAGTTCTTTGACGATGAAGTAGATATTGAAATTGAAAATAGTGAAAATTGGGGAATCAGTTGGAAGGATAACAGTCTAAACGTATATGCCACAGAGGTATCGGCTGATACCGGTACATTTGGAGATTTAACTGTTACTAATTCTGCATCTTTTGTAAAATCGCCAAAGATAGAAAACATGGAGTATACGACATCATCAAATACTATTTGTTGGGATGGACGTACAGGATACAAACAGCTGATGCTGAAATCTTCATCCTCGAAACGCTATAAAGATATTGGAAACAATATTTCAGAGCAAGAAATTGAAGAATGGTACAATATCGAACCAACGTGGGCGAAACACAAAAAGGGATATCTAGTTAAAGGGGACGAGAATGAAGGAAGATATATCCCGATGTTTATTGCTGAGAATGTAGAAGCATTCTTTCCAGAAGCTACTCGGCATCAAAACGGACTTGTTGAGGACTGGAACGAGCGTATCATGATTCCAGCAATGTTTGCAATGCTAAAAAGCCAGAAAGAACAGCTTGACCGACAGGAGAAACTAATTAATCAGCTCTATAAAAAGCTCAATATAGAAAAGGAGATTTAACATGGCAAAATTTAACGAATACCCAGCAAAGACAATACCAAAAGACGCAGATAAATTCATGCTTTACAGTGCAGAGGACTCAGCAAACAAATTGATTGACTACGACAAACTTGCTGACGCAGTACTCGATAAATTGACATCAAAGACCTTTGGCCTCGATGCTGGAACGATGACTTTACCGGCTGCTTTAAATCAATTAAATAGTAACCGGTTAAAACCCTTTTATAAAGGTATGATCACCAATGGACTAGTTACTGTTCCTCTTGTTCCGGGACTTTATCTAGTTTCAACGTATCGTAGTGGAGGATACAAGATAAGTTCATTATCTATAAGTTAATATTCAGGCACAGGACGGTTCTTTTATCGAAACGCTTGCTAAAGGTGTGGATTACGACAACACCATTGAAATGAAATATACTGATAGCAGCATTTCATTTCAATATAAGATTGACTTATCTGGTGGATGTACAATCGTTATATTCAAGTTGGCTTAAAGATTTATGAAATATAAAATAGTAAAAAAACCATAGAAATAATCAACATATCAAAAAGAGCGAATGTTTCAAAAGTCGGAGAGTTTGTATACAGTGGATTAGAATTTACCGTCCCAAAAGGAAACATTTTTATTGTGCAAATAAAAGCCTATTATCAGCAATCAAAACCTTCGCAGATTGCTGTAACGAATTCAAAAACCGAATGCACAGATAATACATTAGTTGATAAGGCAGAAAGATATCCTGCTATAGTAACATGCGTTCCTCCTATAAATAACACAGACAGTACATATTATGTATGGGTAAACTATAGTAAGGCAGGAATGAACGAAGTTAGTGCAAGAGGAATTTCTTTAAAATAGCAAGGATCAAAAAACTGATGGAGAATATAACAACGAAACGTTTGCGACAACATGGATATGATGGACGGTGTATTGGAAGCTACAAAAGTATATTCTATATGCGGCCCAGAACTCCTGTTTAGTTAACTAAGGACTTTGAAAATTTCATAAAAATGTTTCATGATTTCATGAAAGGAGCTGATAAATTGGAAATTAAAGGTATTGACGTATCATCGTGGCAATGTAATCCAGATTGGTCAAAAGTATCGAATTCTGGAATTAAGTTTGCAATTTTGAGAATTCATCAGAAATCCGGCACAGATGCATCATTCGAACACAACTACAAGGGCTGTAAATCCAATGGAATTCTTATTGGTGGATATAAATACAGTTATGCTTTAACACCGGCACAGGCAATTGACGAAGCTGAGAACTTAATTTCCGTTCTTGGTGGACGTGGACTGGACTTTCCAGTGTTCTATGACCTTGAATGGAGTCAACAGAGAAGCCTTGGCAAGCAAGCTATCGAGAATATTGCAGTAGCATTTCTGACCAGAATCAAGAAAGCCGGTTATAATGTTGGAATTTATTGTAATCTCGACTGGTACAATAATGTTCTGACAGATGCTCTCAAGCAATATGATTGTTGGATTGCTCGTTATCCGGCTAACGACAACGGCTCTGTACAGGAAAGATTGCGTCCGAATGTCGGTGTAGGCTGGCAGTATTCCAGTAAAGGAAAAGTTCCAGGAATCAGCGGAAATGTTGATATGGATGTGTTCTACAAGGACTACAGAGATTCTAACCAGAAAGGAGAAACTAAAATGGTAAAAATCAGTAACTGCGGACATGATGAAAGAGGAAGATATGCAGGTGGGAAAGCAGGAGATCAGACTGGTACAGAATATCAGATCATGAACTGGTACAGCAGACCGTGGCTCTGTGTCCTAAGATTCAATGACGCCAAAATCGCAACCATGATTGCAGACATGGCGACAAAAGCGGCACAGAACAATCTCATCGGATACGATCAGGGCACTGCCGGAAACAGCAATGACCGGTATTCGTTCTGGCGGCACTTAAAGGCAAGCAACTACGATCCGGCGCAGATCACGGTAGCTTGCGAATCTGATTGCAGCGCAAGTACAGCAGCTATTGTCAAAGGGGCTGGGTATCGCTTAAATAATGCAAGGCTCAAAGCGGTCAGCATCTATCTGACGACACGGAACATGAGAGCTGCAATGAAGATTGCCGGTGCGAAAGTACTGACGGATAGAAAGTATCTGACATCCGGTGACTATCTAAAGGCAGGAGATATCCTCCTGAATGATAACCACCACGTGGCTATCGCTGTTACCACTGGTGCAAAAGCAAGTACGCTTTCAACGCCAACTATTCTGTCTAAAACTCCGAAGTGGGTGGGAAAGGTGACTGCAAATACACTTAATGTCCGCACATGGGCAGGAACAGAGTATGCACAGCTTAAAAGCTATCCTACACTTGCAAAAGGCAATTTAGTTGATGTATGCGATATCATTAAAGCAAAAGACAAAGCCGACTGGTACTACATCCGCATTGCCGGAAAGTACTTCGGTTTTGTTTCTGCAAAATACATCAAAAAAGTATAAAATATCCCGGGGTTAATTCCCCGGGAGTTTCTTTTTAAAATTAATGATAGCATCATTGCGCCAGCGAACTGGCACATAGAAGATGTCATTAATCATTTTTTTGAATTTTTGGGAAAATGTCTAGCTCAAAATTAATCTCGTTACCTTTGCCGTAAGTGTTTTTTATATTTTTCGAGTAGACGACTTTTTCAACTAGATTCTTGAGCATTCTATTTCGTGATTCTATGTTAAGGTCCCAATAGTTATTAAGCAGCTCTTCACAACGCGGAATAAAATTCGACTGTTGTGCCTTAATATTCTCATCGTGTTCGATTTCTTCTCTTAATTTCGTAATAATATCAGAGCATGATTGGATAGACCTAGCTATGGTTTTGGAGCGTTCAAGGAAGACTTCTGTGGTGTAGATTCCTCGCTCAAGCAGATCGTATTGTTTTGCTTTTTGGACATTTAAGCTTTCCAGCTCACTTTCTTTTTCGCGTATAAGATTTTGCTTAGATACTATACCAGAATTGATAGTATTATATGGAACATTAATATCATTGTTCAGCTTATACTTCTCTGTTATTTCTTTAATTCCATCAAGCACAGCTTTTTCAACTAGAGATAATTTGCTACTCACTGTAGGGCAAGACGTATATGGACACATGAGGGTATCTTCCTGTCCGCGTTTTTGATGAGGGCGGCGAACCATGGCACGACCACACTTGCTGCAATAGACAATTCCGGCAAGCGGATTGCGAACTGTGTTTTTTATGCTAATCGGACGGGGTGGGTTCTTTTGACGTATCTCTTGCACAGAATTATACAGATCGTCTGATATAATAGACGGATGCAATCCCTCACAGATAAGGACATTCCTGGACCGTGGGCGTGTCTTGACTACTTGACCATTCTGTATAGTCTTTACTGTTTTTCGACCATTCCACCGGATTTTTCCTATATACACCGGATTTGTTAGAATTCCCTGTATGCTGGCAGGAGTCCAGTCACCACCTAGCGCAGATTTTATTCCCATGTCGTTTAATTTCCGTACAATCTTCGCAACTCCAATTTGCTCACAACCATCACCGGCATACCATGTGTAGATCATTTTTACAATCTCAGCTTGAGCCGGAACAGGTCGGAGAGTATAACCTTTTTCTCTTGCGAGCTTAATTCTTTCGTATCCGTAAGGCGGTTTGTTTCCACAGTATTTGCCCTCTTTGACTGATGAGATTCTTCCGGCATTTAATCGACGCTTGATAGTTTTATACTCTCTGCGGCTCATAAATAGTCCGAACTCAAAATACTCTTCATCAAATTCATTGTTCGGATCATATATTTTTGTAGGGGTAATAATCTTCGTGTCAGAGTATTGAAAAGCTCTGGACACAACACCTTGGTCGATGGTGTCACCTCTGGCAAGACGCTCTACTTCGACAACCAAAACACCGTCCCACATGCCGGATTCTACTTCGTGAAGGAGTTGCTGCATGACAGGGCGGTCGGCGATAGTTTCTCCAGATACCACTTCGCGGTAAATTGCGCCCACAATGTACTCTTTTTTCTTTGCGAGATCTAACAGAATCCGCTGATGTCTGGCGAGTGTTTCGCCCTCTCCATGTGCTTCAGCTTCCCGATCGGCTCTGGATTTCCTTAAATAGATGCATACTGATTCATTCATTTCATCATTCTCCTTTTTTACACTTGTACGGCAATCCCGGAGATGATATACTTAATGTGTAGGTAAGATTATCACCGAGATTGTCTTATTTTTCAAAAAACCGGTTCCCGTTGGTAGCAGGAGCCGGTTCTTTTTATAAAAGTTCTGATTTTTTCTGGTCAAATTCTTCTTGAGTAATAATACCGCTATCTAAAAGCTCTTTGTAATCCTTCAGTAGTTCAACGGATGTTTTCTGATTTCGAACATTTTCAACAGCATCAGAGCTTTTGGAAATATTGAAGCTCTTTAACTGCATATCTATATTTGAACTACAGCGGAATCCAATAATATTTATTTGATTGGTTTCGATATTCCGCATTTTCATAGATGCATAAGAATCCACTTCAATGTTATCACTTGTTGTGGTAGCAGTTCCAGTAGTAGTGGAATTATTCTTTCCTTTAGTTTTCTTTCCGGTTCCAACAGCTGCACCGACAGCTGCGCCGACAACAGGGTTTCCAAGCGTGACAGCTGTAGCAGCCGTACCAATAACAGCACCAGCTAATCTTCCTTTTCGTTTTGTTTTTTCTTTACTTTTCCCTTTAGTGTGAGATGTTGTAGTTGTCTTTTCTACTGTTCTGTATTCCGGCCCGTTCCATTCATAGTCGAAAAGTTCATATTTGGTTGGAGCATCTGACACTGTAACAGATCCATCTTTCCATTGCTTCAAATCAAATCTTGTGTGTTTGGAACCAAGCTCAAAATCCTCCTTACCGGATATAACTCTCAGATTCAATACTCGAACAGGTTTTTCTACAACCGCCGGCTGGGTTGCTACGGAATTATTTGATATTGCAGGTTTTTGAACCTTATTTTTAATAGACAGCAAAAGTGCAAAAATAAGATACAAAACAGCAATTCCAAATACCTCAAGTACAACAACGACCATAATATTGTCTGATGAAAGATCGTTTGAACTCATCAAGGCCACAATCATTAATACAATTAATGCGGTCCAAACGATCATCAACACATTTCGTATTTTTTTCATATTTCCCCCTTTTGACACGATTACTCAAAATTCTCGATATAATTCTTATATAGATTCCTTATTTTGGCAGCCTCCCTCTGCCTGATTGGAACAATATCCCCCGATATCATCTCAAAATGATCTGATGCATCTTTAATTTCGTCCATGTTGACGATATAACTTTGATGGCAACGGAGAAATCTTCCATCAAGATGCGGCTCTATATCTGACAGCTTTCCACGTGCTACATGTATAACGCCGCAAGTACAGTGGACGAGAATTGATTTATTTCGGCTTTCTATGTATTCGATGTGACGGAATTCTACCCGATGTAAGTGATCTCGGTTTTTGATAGTCAAGGCTTTCTCACGGATATCTTCCAATGTGTGTGCTACGACAGAATACATGCGTCCATGCTCAGAGCCTTTGATGATGTAATGCACTGGCAAGACGTCCAATGCGTCAAATACATAGTTTTTGTATGCTGTCCAGAAGGCAATGTTGCCATTATATCCATTTTTCCTGAGCTGTCTTGCAACATTTATGCCATTCTCATTATCAAGGACCACATCCAACACGACTATATCGTACCATTGACCGTCTGCTATATCGTCAATCAGCGGCTTTCCACTACTATAAGTGTTTAGCGTGTAACTCTTGTCTCCGCGCTTTTTCAAAAACTCATCAACATGAGCCTTAAAAAAATCAATCTGTAAAGAATTATCGTCACAAATCGCAATTTTCATGCAAATCAGTCCTTTAAATTGTCATTTTCGCCATTTGCGTCAAATAAGAATTCTATATGTTATAGTTGATTATAGCATCATACAATATAGTTGTAAATATACGTTTTTAGGTGATTTGTGAAATGAAAATAATCAAAAATATACTAATTATAATAGGAGCTGTACTTTTGCTTAATTACATTGTTTGTTTACCAATGTGCGTAGACGATTATATCCGCGAAGAGTCAGAAGTGTATTCTGTCCAAAATGCGTACAGGTCTTCTAACCTACATAAGAATAACACCCATGAAATAAAGCAGACCATGCCGCCATTTTTATTCGCCCTGCCGCTAAATAGAAAAGACTATATCTTTGATGTTACGAATAATTTCTATGCAATCATAAACATATCGGTGTATATCTGGCAGTTTCCAAGGGCGAACATTAGTGGTATAATAGCAAAAAATGAACGAATGTTCGGTCATATTTCCCACAAAACGCACATATACTGTAATGTAGGTGGTAATTACAATAGGGAGGGTTATTTATGGATTATAAGAAAGAGATTATTGAGATGATACAGAAAATACATAGTGAATCAATGATAAAATTTATTTACGGGTGCGTAAAAAGGGCTTATAAAGAAGAAAGGGCAGGAAAATAATTCCTACCCTTGTGCTTTAGAAAATAAACTTCTCAAAAAAATCACATAACAAATCTTTTTTATCGGGCGGCAGGTTATCGTATTCAAGAATGATTCTTTTGAAACGAGGGTCTGACTGCTCGATTTTTGTAACTACGTCTCCAAATTCAATATCAGGGTCTTGATTCTCTTTTAAATCTGTCAAATCTGACATTCTTATTCGGAAATAATCGGCCAAAGCTCTAATCTTTCCGGTTCCTGGCATCGAATTACCTTTGCACCACATATTAAATGTAGATGCGTTTGTTCCAATGGCTTCAGCGATTTCCTTTTGCTGTTTTCCACTTCTTGAAATGTACTTATTAAGATTATTCGAGAAGATCTTTTTCTGCTCTTCAGTTGTCATGATTCTTTTCCTCCTTACATTTTGTATTTTACATCATATTTATAAAAAATTCAATAGTCAATTCAATTATTTTGAATTTTGGTGTTGACAATTCAATTCAATTGAATTATAATAAGCTCAGAAGCTAAGAAAGGAGATGAGTGAATGCCAAAAATTTCATTAGAAGCCGTTCGTGTGAACGCAGGATATAACCAGAAAGAATGGGCTGAAATATTCGGTATTTCCAATGCTACAGTGGTTAACTGGGAAAAAGGAAAAACTGAGCCTACATTATCACAACTTAGAAAAATGAGTGAACTTTCTGGAATCCCTATGGATTTTATTTTTGTGCCAAATAACTTCAATTAAATTGAATTAGAAAGGAGCGTAAATGGACGCATTACAATTTAACAAAGCCGTCAGCCAACACTGCAAAGAATCTGGTGGAGACTGTTGCAAATGTGACCTACGGCTTTACTGTTACCTATCGCCCAGCGAGCGACCGGATGAGTTAGTGAGTTTGGTTATTGATTTTTTGCATAACCGCATTGAAAACCATGATCATTATACCCATCACAGTGCGGCTTCATTTCCGTGTATTGATGATATGGACATGAGCACCGCAGTAGGCGGCGACTGTTACCAGAAACCTCATACTCTTCACAAACGTTCACGTGCTTGTGAATCTTGTGGCAATGATACAGTCGTGTAATTGTTTCAACCATATAATTCCCCTTTCGTTATACTCGGCATGTCGGTGCCTGTAAATGCATTATAGGTAGAGGGAAAAGGAAACGTCAATAGAAAGGAAATCATCAATGAAAAAATTAACAGCGGTTTTATTGTTCGGAATCATGGCAACAGGCGTTACTGCTTGCTCAACAGCAAGTACAGTAAATTACAATCTCAACAAAGAAGCGGATGAGTTCAATGTGTACAGAAAAATCACCGTAACTAATGCCAGAACCGACACTATCATGTTGCAGGCAGAGGGGTATATGTCTCTTAGCAATAACAGTAGCGATGAGCTTGTAATAACTATCAAGACAGGTGAGGGTACATACTTTAAGGATTACATCTACTTGAACGACTGGACCTGTTATGTGATGGAGCAAACAGAGCCGAACACAGTAGACAAATATCACTATGAATTAGTTTTCTATCCGGAAAGAATTATTCCAAATGTAGAAATCAAATAAAAAGCCAATATAAGGAGGATTTGATGGAGAAACATTTTGCAGAAGAAGCAAAATAGCAGAAACATCATAATCTATCGTAGAAAGGAGAGATTGTAATGGCAGTAATCAAAACAATTAAAAAAGGGTCTGGGGTAATCAGAATACATGATGATTACTGCAAGGATAACACACCGGAAGACAATCAGAGAATTGTAGATGAGTGTTCAAGAATCATCTTGAGCTACTATCGAAGAAAAGAAACAAATTTGACGTAAGCGCCCCGGAGGGAGCCGAAACCTCCACCCCGGAGCCGTAAACCACTAAACCAACCTTAGCGGATTACAGGACAATCATAACATTTCTTCCTGTATTTCGCAAGAGAACAGGAGGATTTTTTATGAAGAAAACCGAGGGCAAAAGTACAATGGATAGCGCAAAAGTAACCAGTTTTGAAGATTTTGAAAACTTCTATGCAGTGGAAGTCGTAAGAGAAGCCAAGAAACAGACTCAGAAATGGTTCTGTGCATGGGGAATTACCATGGCGGCATTGATTCTTTCAAATGCAGCATGGGTATTCCTTAGATAGAGGGGTACGAATGAAAAAATATCGTAAACGAGAAATTTTGATGTCAATAGCAATCGGAATCCTTTTAACATTCCTTCCAGCATGGGAGTGGACAAATGGATTTGATCGGATTCTGGCAGCGGCAGTTATAAGCCTGATTCTGATAGGAAATCTATGAAAGGAGAAAAAATGAACGAGAAGAAAATTAAGGAATTGTTCGAATTGTGTCTGAGGGTTTCAAATGAAACAACGGCGCATGTGAATTTTGACTATACGGCGTGTGACGACATATCCAGAGTTTATATTTATGTATTTAATGATGCAGGGGAGATCGTAAAGCATTTTTCATTGTGCCAGTTTTACGACTTTAAGTTTGAATCTCAGAATTATGAAGATGCAAAGAAATGTCTTCTGGAACTGCTTATTAATGGGAGGTGTCCGTTAAATGAATCTTGAAGAATTAAGACTCCTCCCGAAGTGGGATATGGTTCTTGCAGTGAATATCTTGTTGGAGGAACTGAACAAGCGAAACGCTCCTATTGTTGATTGGGAGAATCCAGATATGTACGTGGATCATCTCGAATATCACGCCGCTGATTCCATTCAGAACGGTAAGACGGTTCCGGGCATGGGGGATAAGTCAGACGCAATCTATTGTTTTTTTAAGCAGTTAAAGGAGCCAGTCTATGAACGAAAGAATACAGGAAGTCTTGAGACTGATTGATGTTCAGCTCGCACTTGTTCCAGATAATCCAATAGAGGAACAGTACAAGGCGAGGACATTGGCAAGTTACACGCAAGCACTAAATGGGCTTTTAGCGGCTCAGAAATCATGTAAGGAGGAAATAAGATGAGAAGTCTCAAATATCGCAATAATATAGACAGTCCATTGCTCACTTATCAAATGATGGCAGAGGATAGTAATCTTGGTATTCAAACAGTTATGAAACTGGCTAAAGAGTCAGGAGCTTTAGTTAAAATCGGAAAAACAGCAAGGGTTAATCGTGAAAAATTCTATTCTTATGTTTTAGAAAAATATTCTGAAAGCAATAAGGAGAACGCTCATGAGTGATTTTGAAATCCGTATTCCAGCGAGAAAGAAACAGCCTGCAACTGATAAGGATAACCCGGTCGTGAAAGTATCAACAGACGCATACAACGCACTGGTTGAGATCTATAACGAATCAACCATATCAATGAAAGATATCGCAAGTTTGCTGATTATTGAGGGCAGTAAGCATGTAGTTTATGACAAGGAGGAATAACAATGGCAACACCAGTATTGATTATTGGAAAATCTGGTTCCGGTAAAAGTACTAGTCTTAGAAACTGCCAGAATGAACACTGGAATCTTATTAGAGTATTAAATAAGCCACTTCCGTTTAAAGGAAAGATTGACGGATGGTTTACAGATGATTACCAGCAGGTAATGAAGTGCCTGATTGCATCAAAAGCGGAGTCAATTGTGATTGACGATGCAGGTTATCTTATCACGAATCATTTTATGAAAGGACACGCTTCTGCCGGAAAAGGCAATGCGGTGTTCGCTCTGTACAATGATATTGGAGACTATTTCTGGAATCTTATCCAGTTCATTGTAACAAAAGTACCGCAGAATAAAATTGTTTACCTTATGATGCATGAAGAAAAAGATGATTCCGGGGAAGTAAAGCCTAAGACCATCGGAAAACTTCTGGACGAAAAAGTTTGCATCGAAGGCATGTTTACTATCGTTCTTCGCTGTATTGAAGAAAGTGGAAAGCATTTATTTGTCACTCAGGCAAGTCAGGGAGCAGTAAGCAAGTCTCCGATCGGAATGTTTGACAGCTTAACTATTGATAATGATCTTGCAGAGGTAAACAAGATTATTAGAGATTATTACGAATTAGGAAAAGGAGAAAACAACAATGCAGAAACCAAATAGCTATGATACAACACAGGCAGCAGGAGAATTTGAACCAATTAAGCTTGGCGGTCACAAAATGGTGATTAAACAGGTATCAGAGCGTCAGTCAAAACCAGACGATGAGGGAAAAACTAAAAATATGCTCGTTATTCTGTTTGATTTTGCCGACGGTGACGAACAGGCTGGATATTTTATGAAGCAGTTCGAAAATGATATCCGTCCAGACAAGAAATACCCGAATGCCGGTACTAACTATATGATTATTGATGAAAACGTTGATTATGGCGTTCGCAATCTCAAGACTTTTATTACTTGCGTGGAAAAATCCAACCCTGGATTTGCCGTTAAATGGGGTGACAATTTCGGGCAGCAGTTCAAAGGTAAGCTGATCGGCGGCATCTTCCGTCTTGAAAAAGACTGGTACGATAACAAAGAAGTAAAACGTCACAAGCTTGCATGGTTCCGAAGTATTGAGGGAATTAAGGATGCAGACATCCCAGAAGAGCGCACCACAAAAGCCTATGACGATCATCTGAAGGAAGAAGCTATCATGGGAATGAATCCGGAAGGTACGGACTTTATGAGTATTCCAGATGGAATTGATGAAGAACTTCCATTTAATTAAAAGGATGTGTTTTTTATGGTTATACAAGTGGACACAAGGGAACATAAATCAGAATGGGAACGGATTCAGAGTCAGTTTGATAGCCTTGGAGTGCAGTATTTTCGTTCTAAATTGTATTGCGGAGATTATCAAAGTCTTGATAATGCAAAGCTCTGTATTGACCGTAAAAAGGATTTACAAGAACTTTGTGGAAATGTCTGCCAGCAGCACGAAAGATTCAAGGCAGAGCTTATCAGAGCGCGTGAAGCAGGTATTCAGTTGATTATCCTATGTGAGCATGGACCAGATATTAAATCAGTTGGTGATGTATATTTCTGGGAGAATCCCCGAAAACATAAAGTTATCTGGAAGACAGTAAACGGTAAAAAAGTAAAAACTGTAATATCTGATAAAGCTGTTGACGGCTGTCAACTATACAAATCTCTATGTACGATCAGAGATAAATACGGTGTCCGATTTGAATTCTGCACAAAAAAAGAGACTGGACGGCGAATCGTGGAGTTGCTGACATGACGAAAGAAGAAATTAAGCAGCAGAACAGCATGAGAGATGTTCTTTCCAGATACGGAATGATTCCGAACAGAGCTGGCTTTATCAGTTGCCCATTTCATCCCAGTGACCGTACTGCTTCAATGAAAATTTACAAAGACAGCTACTATTGCTTCGGATGTGGCGCGTCAGGAGATATTTTTACTTTCGTTCAGAACATGGATAATTGCGATTTTAAGACAGCTTTTACCATACTTGGAGGAACTTACCAGAAACCAGATTTCTCTTCCAGAATGGCAATATATCACCATCAGAAGCAGATGGAAATGAGGCAAAAGGAAGAACAGAAAAAAAAGGCTGTGCTGCAAGAATGCTTGTCTGATATAGATTTCTACAGGGCTATTCTTGGCAGAGTAAGGCCATTATCAGATGGATGGTGTGAAGCATGGAACAGGTTGCAACTTGCACTATATCACCATGGATTTATTACAGGACTGGAAGAAGGTGATTAACACGTGGAAATGATAAGCAAGCTCACGAAGGATTCTATTCTGGAAGAAGAAGTGTTTAATGAAATATTCAAGCAAGAAGATGAGATTTACAAGGCACGTTTAACATTGACGCTTCTGGACAGGGCAAAGGATCTTGGAGTAAAGAAGAAATTTGAGGATCTGTTGAAAGTCTACACAAAAGTACATAAGCAGATCATTGAGAAAGAAAAGCAAGAGAAACCTGTATCCGCATTAAATCAATGGACAAATTTCTCTGATTGCGAATATGACCGGATGAAATGTCTTAACTGGATGGCAGATGATGAGGGAATCAGGATTTCAAATACAAATCCAGGATCGCCGGACATTATAGCCTGTTATCATCCTATTCTTCCAATAGAGCGAATGAAAAATCTGGAGACTGGGGAAGAACAGATAAAGCTAATCTATAAGAGAAATAATAAATGGTCCGAGGTTATTGTGCCAAAAACCATGGTTGCATCATCTACTAAAATCGTTGGCTTGTCTGCACTTGGGATTTCAGTGACTTCTGAGAATGCGAAGTTTCTTGTGCGGTATCTGTCAGACGTAGAAAATGCCAATGATGATTATATCAACATCCAATATTCCTCTAGTAAAATCGGGTGGATTCGAGATTATTTCCTGCCTTACGACAAGGATATCGTATTTGATGGCGATATGAGATTTCGGCAGTTATACGAAAGTATCAGCGTAGGTGGCAGCAGAACAGAATGGTATGAGCATGTGAAGAAGGTTCGTGCTACTGGAAGAATCGAACCAAAAATCATGTTGGCTGCAAGTTTTGCAAGCATTCTGATTAAGCTTGTTGGCGCACTTCCGTTCTTTGTAGACCTCTGGGGAGAAACTGAAGGCGGCAAGACTGTGACGCTTATGTTGGGAGCTTCCGTCTGGGCGAATCCGGGTGAATCTAGGTACATAGGAGATTTCAAGACAACAGATGTGGCTCTGGAAGCAAAGTCTGATATGCTTAACAATCTTCCACTAATTCTGGATGATACTTCCAAGGTATCTGCCAAAATCAGGGATAACTTTGAAGGGATTGTATACGATTTATGCTCAGGCAAAGGAAAAAGTCGTTCTAATAAGGAATTGGGAGTCAACCGGGAGAACCGCTGGCAGAACTGCATTCTGACCAATGGTGAACGTCCGCTTGCAGGATATGTCAGTCAAGGTGGAGCAATTAACCGAATTATTGAGGTTGAGTGTTCTGAAAAGATATTTGATGATCCACAGCTTACCGCAGATACCCTTAAAAAGAACTACGGATATGCAGGAATCGACTTTGTGAACGCAGTCAAGGAAATGTCCATTGATGATATAAAAGCCCTGCAAAAGCACTATCAGGAGCTTATACAGGACGATGACAAGATGCAAAAACAAAGTATATCTATGAGTATCATTCTGGCAGCAGATAAAATCGCAACAGATCAGCTGTTCCATGATGGTCAGTACATTGACATTGAGACGGCTAAGAATCTTCTGACAGAGAAAGAAATGGTATCTGAAAACGAACGTGCTTACTGGTTCGTGCTTGATAAGATTGCCATGAACGGAATTAAATTCGATGATAACCCAGATATAAAAACAGAAAGGTGGGGAATTATCGACAATGATCCGGTAGAGAAAACATCAACTGCAATAATCTATAGCGCAGCGTTTGATGATTTATGCAAAATCGGAAGATTCTCCAGAAAAGCATTTTTGTCATGGGCTGTTAAGAAGGGACTTGTGGAAACCGACAGCAGAGGTTATCCGACCAAAGCGAAAAAGCTTGACGGAATTGTTACCAAATGTGTGTTTTTGAAAATTGTAGATGAAATTCCGAAAGGATTTGTTAATTGTAATGATGATTTTGAGATCACAGGCGATATTGTGTTTGATTAACAAACAATTCGTTCAAAAGGTAACCGGGTAACCTAGGTAACCTTTGATTCTGCATATATATATATGAGTATTTATATGCACATATTGAGTATAAAAGTTTCCCTATATGAGAAAGTAAGGGTTACTCGGTTACTCGGTTACCATGCAGTAAAATCAATGCTTTGCGGATTTTTGAACGGTTACGTTTCGGTTACTATCGGTTACTCATAAAGAAGGTGAATAATGAAAGTAGAAGCTAAAGATATTCCGGTCATGCATAAGTTCATGCCAGAGTTCTGGAAGGCGATAAAAGAATTTTACGATGTTAAAAATGATGATGAATATTTTGATGCATTACATAAAAAAATCGAGGATTTATATGAAATCTATCCAGACAGCTTGGCAAGATATCTGTCTTTGGCCTTTTACAAATGGGCTGCGGATGTGTCAAAGGGAAAATGTAAAGTATGAATGAGGTGATAGAAATGCCATATAACACAGCAAGAAAGTACTATGAGGGTATCCAGACAAGGAAAGATGTATATCTGTACATCATAAGATACTTGAAAGAACATGATTATCCGCCAAGCATTCCAGAAATCGCAGCAGGTCTGAGCATATCTAACCATACCGTGCAGAATCATTTCGGTAAATTACTGGAAAGTGGATTACTTGCGACAGACAACCCCGGTGCGCCACGAGCGTATCGAGTGACAGGATACAGGTTCAGAAAGGTGAAGGAAAATGAGTAGCAAATTAAAAGTCAAGAAAAAGACCAGATTTCCTGTTCAGACTTCTAATCAGGCGGCTCATGCGTTTGGACAGGCTATGCAGAACTGTTATAGACAGATAAAAGACGTAGAGCAGCAAGCCTACGAGGATGGATTCACTGTTGGTGAAGATTGGAGTAACACGATCAACACCGTTACAACCATGATGGCTCTGAGACGTTTATATGGCTTTTCCACGAAACGTTTGCTTGATGTGGTCAGAACTGCCAATGAGTACGTTGAAATGGCAAACAGGGGCGAAATGAGCGTTCTGAGCATGATACAGGACATTGAAGAGAACACAGATGTCAGATTTGACGAGATGAATAAGAATCTGGTTAAGAAGATGGGAGTTTAAAATCATGTACTAACTGCACAATAGCGTGTCAGTTGCTTACATGGGGAAAGGGAATAAGAAAAATGAGAGATAAAGAACGCATTTTGATGATTATTATTTCAAGGATCATACCGGGACTGACTTCTTGTACGGCAAAGAAAGAAGATTATATTCGACCGTTTATATTTAACACGCATGAATTAAAAGCCGGTGATCTAGTTATGGCGAATACTACTATTTTCCCGAATGAATTTATGGTCGGTTTCGTGCATGAGGTAAAAAGTGATTGCGTCGTTATCCGGGAAATAGGCTCTAAAAAGTTGTGCAATTATTATAACGAAACTTTTTCGGTCATTAACAAGGAAAAACTGGGGTACGAAATTCTTGAAGGTGTGCAGTATAAAACGTATCAGAAAGTTTTGAAGGCATTTTCAAAATACACAAGCTATTCAACCAGATTTCGAAGTATAGAATTTTTTGGTAATACTTGCACGGTAACAAGCAGGATAATGTTCAAGAACGACAAAAACGGCGAAATTTCTTTCGAGTACAACCAGAAGACGAAAATTTCCGATATAGGTAAATTGTTGGAAAAAGCCGGGTTATAATACGAAAACGGGGAAAGTGAGGGTAGAAATGAAAAAAAATAATTACACTTCATTCTTCAAAACGAAACCAAAGAAAGTAGAGAGATACATTCGTTGTAGGAAATGTGGCGGAAGCATGGAATGGGTTGAATACTATCCGCCGGAAATCAAAAGCCATGAAAGTACTGGATATGATTCAGGAAGCTTATGTAAATGGACATATTGATTACCAGATGCCAGAGGACAGTGAGGTGATTATATGATTACGTTCTTATTAGGACTTACGCTTGGAATCATATTCGGAGTGGCTGGTCTTATATGCGTAGCAATCATGTACGACAAGCACCACCCAGACGAATAGAAAGGAGAACGGTATGCTGACAAGGAACAAAAAGCTGAAAGACTACGGTATTCCGGCAGAGGACATAGAAAAACTGAACACGATGCTGAAAGACTTCCCGGCAGAGTACGGATATCTGCTTTCCAGTGCTGCCTTGTCAGCTTGCCCTAAAAACACGGTGATAGCGGATATGGTAATTGAGAATATCCTACACCGGAAAAGTTACAGGAAAATCAGCAAAGAAAGATATATCCCGATGAACCCAAAAGACTTTTATGGATACAGGCGCAAGACCGTCGCTGTACTGTATGAGAGAATGCGGTTGTTGGGAGTGTGGGAGGATGAATAAATGCGGTTAATTGATGCAGACAAAATAATTGACTCTCTTGGAAATTCGGATATGGATTTTGCAATAGGCGCAGTTATTGACGAACAGCCGACAGTTTTTGATGTGGACAAGGTTATTGAGCAGTTAAAAGAATTAAAAATGAGATACTTCTTAACAATTGCAAATACAAGCGATGCAGATAAAGATTGTGCTTACGAAAATATTGCAAATACAATTGATAAAGCAATTGAAATCGTGAAAGGTGGAGGAATTAAATGGGCAGATTAATAGATGCAGATAAATTAAAACATGTGATACATTGTGCATATTCTGACGATTTAGAGATTCTTGAAAAAATTGACGAACAGCCAACGGCTTTTGACGTAAATGAAATTGTAGAGCAATTAGAGAATTATTTATTTGAAAAATATTGCATAGAAGGGGATACAACAATTGATGAAATTGTGAAAGGCGGTGGAGTTGAATGAGAGAAAACCTTTTCAAGGCAAAGTGGAAAGATAACGGCGAATGGATAGAAGGATATTACACGGAATGCAGGGGTGAAACATTTATCGGCATTGATGTATCCAGTATATTTGAGATTTTTTGCCCTCCTGTAATTAGATGGTTTAAAGTTAGCTCAGAAACCCTCTGCCGGTTCACAGGACTTTGCGACAAGAACGGGAAGAAGATTTGGAAAAATGACATTTTGATGTGCCATGGAAACCCAAAAGACCTTGTAAAAGTGCTATTTGGAGAATTTGGTGTAAGAAATATTGAAACCGGCTCCATAGTAGACAAAGTTGTCGGATGGCATTATGAGGTTGTTTCGACAGATGCAATCAGCAGATGCGAACCATTCTGCTGGCCAATGCCATTGACAGAATATTATATCGAAAGATGCGAAATGGAAGTAGTTGGAAACATTTTCGACAATCCAGAATTATTACAGGAGGAACACTGATGCAAAGAGAATTTATTTGCGGTGACTGCATGAATTTTCTCCCAGACTTTCCAGATAATTACTTCGATGTGGCAGTTGTAGACCCTCCATATGGAATAAAAGAGCATGGAGGAAAGAATCGAAGTAAATATGTAAAGCAGAAAAATGGAAGTTCTATATACGTTCCAGACGGAGGATATAAAAATTTCGGATGGGACAATTCGCCTCCTGAACTTGAATATTTTAAACAATTGTTCAGAGTTTCTAAAAATCAAATTATATGGGGAGCAAATTATTTTGATTATCCAATGGCTGGCGGGATGATTATATGGGATAAATGCAATGATGGTTCCGACCAGTCTGATGCAGAAATTGCGTTCAACAGCCTAACAAGAAGAGTAGATATATTCAGATACATGTGGAGAGGAATGTTTCAGGGGAAATCAATTGCTGAAGGAACTGTTCAACAAGGAAATAAGAAATTAAATGAAAAGAGAATTCATCCAACACAGAAGCCAGTAAATCTATACAGGTGGATTTGCCAGAAATATCTGCAGAAAGGAATGATGGTGCTTGATACGCATGTGGGGAGTGCAAGCTCACTGATTGCATATGAGGAATACGGTCTGGAATATGTCGGCTATGAAATCAATAAAGATTATTACGATTCAGCCCAAAAACGGTTGAACGAGTTCAGATCACAATTAACATTATTTGATTTAGAAATGGAGGAACACAAATGAGTAAATCAGTATTAGTGATAAATACGCCAAAATATTGTGCTTTATGCGTTTTACGCAGCGGAGTGCTTCACCCGTTCTGTAGAGTAAACAATAGAGATATTACAGATTTGAGTATTAGACCTGATTGGTGTCCGCTTATGGACTTGCCAGAGAAAGATAAAGAGGAAGAAAATGAGTAAATCAGTATTAGTGATTGATACACCAGAAAACTGTGGAAAATGTAAATTTATAAGTACTTTCTGGTGCAGAGCAATACATTGTAGGAGAGTTCCAAACAATGATGTAATCCCCGGTTGGTGCCCATTGAAACCATTGCCGGAGCGGAAAGAATATATTGCTCCCATTGACAATGTAGAATCACAAAAAGATATTATTGCTGTTGGCTGGAACGCTTGTATTGATGCAATTACGAAAGAGGTGAAGTAATCATGTGGTTTTTGTGTCAAGAGCCGTGCAAAACATTAGATCAGGCACGGAAAAGAGCAATGGAGATTGGACGAGAGAATTTTGATTCGATTCATAAAGAGCGTTGCGGTTTATTTTTCAAAAGAACAGTATACGTGGTCCTATGGTGGAGATGGATTGAAAAAGGAGAGGAGAAGTAGATGATTGATCTAGCGAATAAATGCGTATTAGTCATAACACATGAAGAGTATGAAAATATTCTGAAAGCAGCAAAGAAACAAGGATATAGATGGTACGGTGGAAAAGAAGCGTATCCATATCCCTTTGAAGAACAGCAGATCCCGGATATATTAAAGTTCTATAGCAATAAAGAGCTAACAAGAAATGCCAGCCTTACACTGGGATATGAATTAGTAGAAGCATCAGACGTAATTGAAGATGAGAAGAAGATCAAAGATGCTATAAACCTTGTCAGAGCATTTGCTAAAAACCCAGACAGAACAGCATTGACAGACTCATTTATTGAGTCCTTGAAGTTACTTGCAGATAATGTAGAAAGTCAGATGGAAGAGGTGAAGTAGATGATAAAAATTAGCAAAATTGCCTTTGAAGCATTAAGCGATACGGACGGAAATGTTTCAAGAAAACCAGTGGAATGGTGGAGAAGAAATAAGCTGGCATGTATTTGGTGTATATTGTGTATGCTGGCAGAGATTCCAATAGTAATATTAAGATTTGTACTTATGGCAATTTGTTTTATTCCACATAAAATTTATGAGCATTTAGAAGATATATCTTTTTAAGAGGTGAAGTAGATGGAGAGATTAACAAAATGGGAAGATGGTAGTATCACATATAACGAAAAACGAGAGCTTGAGTGTGGTGAATATTGCGATAGCTGCTCACAGGGCGCAGGAAATTGCAAAACAGTAGAAAATATGATTAAAAAGCTTGCCACTTATGAAGACTTAGAAGAACATGGCTTGCTTGTGAGATTGCCGGTTAAAATCGGTGATGATATTTATAAGATTCCGAGCAAAGCGAATTACGATTTAAATGTTCTGAATGGATATAAAGCAAATAACAGAGTGTATCATCAAAAAGTTTACAGCATTGTATTTTCACAAAGTGGTTGGTTCGTACAGTGCGATAAAGACAGTATTCATGCCCCGAACGTTATTTGCATTGACGTAGAATACGGGAAAACATGGTTCCTCACCCGCGAAGAAGCTGAGAAGAAGTTGGAGGAGATGAAGAATGAATAACAAACCTACACCAGACATAACGCCAAACCTTGCTATATCAGCATACCACGTACTACAGCAATATTGTAGCTCGATCAGTCCACATGACTGCATCAGATGTGCATTTTACGAACATTGCCCGGAATGTTTCATGGGGTGCCCGGGAGATCAGGGTGAGACGATCAAAAAATTACAAAGCAATGAATAAAATTAGAGAGTCGGTATTTACCGGCTCTTTTTTAACGCAAAATTCCTCAAACATGTACCACAACTTTTCCGCCAACCTATGATAGAATATACTCAGGAGTGTTATTATGGGGTTTTATAGCCAGTTGGAGGTGAATTCAATATGAATGTTCAAGAAATTAATTTAAAAGACATAAAGCCGTATGAAAAGAACCCGAGAAAAAATGATGATGCAGTTCCTTACGTCGCTGAAAGTATAAAGCAATTTGGCTTTAAAGTTCCGATTGTTATTGATAAAAACAACATAATTGTCGCTGGGCATACCCGATACAAAGCAGCAAAAAAAATTGGATTTAAAAGCGTACCATGTATTATTGCCGATGATTTGACAGACGAACAGATAAAAGCTTTTCGTTTAGCTGACAATAAAGTATCTGAAAAGGCAGAATGGGATTTAGATTTACTGGACAGCGAAATTGAAGGAATATTCGATATTGATATGACTGATTTTGGCTTTGAACTCGAATCAGAAGAATTAGAAGCTGAAGAAGATGAATACCAAGGAGCCGTTCCAGAGAACCCTTTTACTCAAAAAGGCGATATGTGGAAGCTGGGGGAGCATCTGCTTTTATGCGGAGATAGCACATGTATCACAGATATTGAGAAATTAATGCATGAAGAAAAGGCTGATATGTGCTTCACTGATCCGCCTTACGGATATGAATACCAAAGTAACTTAAGAAAAAAAAGCAAGAAGTTCGACGTCATTGAAAACGATGATAAAATATTAGACTTTTTTCCGAGTATACAGCTTGTATGCAATGGTTTTGTATTTATATGCACGACGTGGAAAGTTCTTGATAAATGGATACCGCTATTTAAAAAATATCATGATCTAACGAACATGATTATTTGGAACAAAGGCGGAGGCGGAATTGGTGACTTAAAACATACTTTCAGCACTGACTACGAAGTTATACTATGTGCAAATAATGGCAAGGAAATAACTGGAAAAAGAATCGGTTCCGTATGGACTATAAAAAAAGATTCTTCTTCTGAATACGTTCATCCTACGCAAAAGCCAATAAAGTTGTCAGAATTTGCAATAAGGAACACAACAGAGCGTGGAGATATTGTTCTTGATCTATTTGGAGGCTCAGGTTCCACATTAATTGCCTGCGAGCAAATGGACCGCAGATGCAGGATGATGGAATACGATCCAGCTTATTGCGACGTGATAGTGGACAGATGGGAAAAATTCACAGGAAATAAAGCAAAATTAATCAGAGAGGTAGAGGGAAATGAATAGTAAATGGCAAATGAAAAAAACTTAAGACCCGGTAGTATGCAAAGCAAGAGCGAAGCTAGAGCAAATGGGAAAAAAGGCGGAATCGCCTCCGGACAGGCTCGCCGCAGGAAAAAAACCCTCTCTGAACTTGCGAAAATGATAGCTGACAATCCAGCACCCGACAATACTCGAGCAAAGCTCGCAAAAATGGGAATATCCGACGAGGACGCAAACAACAACGCTGTTGTAGCAGCATCTATATACGCAAAAGCTATCAAAGGAAATATGCAGGCAGTGGACAAATGGGAACAGTTGGTAGCTGTTTCAAAATCAGACGAAAGCGAATATGAGCTTCCTGCCAGAGTGCTCGGCAAGGCATTCGTGGATATTAACCGACAGATTAAGCCCAACATTGAATATGTATTCGAGGGCGGTCGAGGTGGTCTGAAATCTTCATTCGTAGCTTTTAAGATTGTTGAGATTATCAAGAATAACCCTCAGATGCACGCCTGCATTACAAGACAGGTGGCTGGTACTCTGAAAGATTCTGTATATGCTAACATGAAATGGGCTATCAATGAACTGGGATTGATGGAAGAATTTGAATGCAAGGTGTCGCCACTTGAGATCAAGTATATTAAGACAGGGCAGACAATATACTTCCGTGGTCTGGACGATGAAACCAAACTGAAATCTATTAAGCCGGAATTTGGATATATCGGAATCCTCTGGAAAGAAGAAAAAGACCAGATGAAGGGAGATGCTCAGGAACGTTCTGTTAATCAGTCAGTACTTCGTGGTGGCGATGAATCTTATGATTTTTCATCATACAACCCACCAAAATCAAAATCAAACTGGGTAAACAGGATTAAGCTCACACCTAACCCGAAAAGAATTATTCATCATTCGAGTTATCTGGAAGCCCCGGCGGAGTGGCTCGGACAGAAGTTTATTGACGATGCAGCACATCTGAAAGAAATCAATCCAGAAGCCTATGAGCATGAATACCTGGGAGTCCCGAATGGTGACGGCGGAAACGTATTTGAATACCTAGAAATTAGAGATATTACAGATGAAGAAATCAGTCGCATGGATCGTGTTTTCGCTGGCGTAGATTATGGATGGTACCCGGATGCCTTCTGCTATCTCCGAACTTATTACGATTCTGCCAGAGAGAAAATATATCTGATTGACGAATTATATGTAAATAAATGGAGCAACTCCAAGGCCGCTGATTGGATCAAGAAAAAGGGCTATGACGATTATACGATGATATGTGATTCTGCGGAGCCTAAGTCCGTGAATGATTTCCGGGATGCCGGACTTCCTGCCAGAGGGGCAATTAAAGGGCCGGGAAGTATCGAGTATGGTTTTAAATTCTTGCAAACAAAGACACTTGTCATTGACCCGAAGCGGACACCGAACGCATACAAAGAAATTACAGAATATGAGTATGATCGAGACAAAGAGGGAAATGTAATAAGCGGTTATCCTGACGGAAACGATCACGCAATCTCGGCACTTAGGTATGCTTATGAGCCGTTATTTAACAGGAGGGGGTACAGTGCATAATGAGAAAAAAATGTTTTGTTACGAATCCAAATGATACTATAAAAAATAAAATAGTTTCAAATGGGCAAGAAATCATTATAAGAACGAGCGTTTCCAAGAGTGCAATATTCTTAAAATATAAAGAATTTCTTACTGGTGAGGAAGGAAAATGCGGAGGATATGAGTTAGGCTCAATGTTATCAACACTCGCACTTGTAAACATGGATGGAAAAATCCTAGAAGTTCCCGCTGACTGGATAGAATTTGAGGACGATTAAATGGGACTTATAACAACACTAAAAAGGTGGTTTAACATGATTTTCAAAAAAC